CGTCTGAATGAAGAAGGTACTTGTGGCCTGTGAGTATTCAGGCCGAGTACGAGACGCATTTATAAGGAACGGTTGTGATGCTATTTCTTGTGATTTATTGCCAACTGATCAGCCTGGTCCCCACTATCAAGGTGATGTGTTTGACATTATCAACGATGGCTGGGACTTGATGGTTGCCCATCCACCTTGCACACATTTGGCTGTATCAGGTGCCCGTTGGTTTCATAAGAAAAGACAAGAACAGGAGGAAGCTCTTGATTTTGTCAGGCGTTTGATGTCTGCACCTATTGAGCAGATTGCAATCGAAAATCCAGTAAGTGTGATCTCGTCTCTTATTAGAAAGCCTGATCAAATTATCCATCCTTGGATGTTTGGACATGGCGAAACAAAAGCCACCTGCTTATGGTTGAAAAATCTCCCACCACTACAGCCAACAGATGTTGTACCTGGCAGAGAAAATAAGGTACACAGAATGCCACCATCTGAACACAGGTGGAAGTTGCGTAGTCTGACGTACCAAGGTATTGCTGACGCTATGGGAAACCAGTGGTCAGCACAAGTCGAAACCCAGCTACATCTTAGCCTTAATGTCACAAACAACTAAACAACTGATTGCTCGCACAGGCCGAGTTCAAACCTGGATTGATGATCCAACTTCCCGTCTCCCTGTCTCCTGCACAGTCTTTGTGGTGGAGGATGAAATGGAGGGGCCTAATGGCATTGAAGCAAGCTGGCGTTTTGCTAGCCATGCTCTTCGCTTTGGTGCTGGATGTGCTATTCACCTATCCAAACTACGCCCTAAAGGGCACGAGAATGGAAAGGGTCTTGTTTCATCTGGCCCTGTTTCATTTGCCAAGATCTATTCAACCCTTAATGAAGTACTAAGGCGCGGAGGCGTCTATAAAAATGGAGCTGTTGTTTGTCACCTTGATCTTCAGCACCCTGACGTACTTGAGTTTATCACTGCTAGTCGAGCTGATCTTCCCTGGGTCAAGCGGTGTGTCAACATTAATCCGTTTTGGTGGGAGCAGGCTTCCTCGGAAATAAAAGAAGCTCTACTTAATGGTATTAAACGTGGTGACATCTGGCTCAATAAAACAAAAGTAGATACCTTTGGTCAACGAATTTATGGAAACGTCTGCCTTGAGGTCTACCTGCCCAGCCGGGGAACCTGCCTGCTCCAACACATCAACCTTGGAGCCTGTGACGTGGGAGATCTGCAGCAGGCATTCACTCGTGGGATGCAGGAGCTGTGCAGTCTTCATGCCAAAACTGGTGTTGGAGAAAGTGGTGAGTACCTAGCACCCGAGGTTGACCGTCAGGTTGGTCTTGGCATGCTTGGGTTGGCTAACTTCTTACGTCGTCATAATGTATCCTATGCGGCCTTTGGAAGGGCCCTGAAGAACCCTGATAACTCTACTGCTGGTGTTCTAGTCAACGAGCTACAACGTGCCATTGAGGGGGCTGCCAGCATTGCTAGAAGCAACGGTATGGTTCGTGCCTTTGCTATTGCACCTACTGCATCTTGCTCTTATCGATACACCGACCTAGACGGCTACACCACTACACCTGAGATTGCTCCTCCTATTGCACGGAAGGTTGATCGAGATAGTGGCACGTTTGGAGTTGAAAGCTTTGACTACGGCGACGTAGAAATTGCTAGTGAAGTCGGTTGGGATGATTACTACAATGTAGTAAATGGTGTCGTTTCAATGCTGGATAAAACGGGACTTCTTCATGGGTACTCATTCAATAGTTGGTCTGATGTAGTCCTTTATGATGAGACGTTTATTGAAGAGTGGCTGCAAAGTCCGCAGACCTCCCTTTATTATTCGCTTCAAGTAATGTCTGATACCCAGGATAAGTCTAATGTTTATGCAGCTTTAGATGCTGCTGACGTAGAGAACTACTTGGAATCACTTCTTGAAGACCCTGGCCCCTTGTGCGACTGTGCTGAATAGATGAACCCTTATCAAAAACTCCATAACAGAAAGAGGACTTGGACTCCTGTACAAACAACTGCTGGTAAAGTTAAAGATGGCGCTGAAGAAACAATCTTCCGAGCCTTGGCTATGCGCCACATGGAACTCCCCGTTGGTGATTTCATTAAATCTGCCATCGATGAAGTGCCAGCTCTATCGGCAGACCTACTGCTATCAAACATCAAAGACGAAGAGAACCACGACCTGGCTCTCAGTTACATCGCCAATGCTTTGGGTGTTGACGAAACTGCTGAAGCCGAAGCTATCAAACTACGAGATGCGTGGACGGCGCATCCTGATCATACGATCCTTAAAGCGATGGTTGCCGAACGTGCAATTTTCTTCGTACTACTCCCCTTCTTCCGCTTTAATGGTGACGCTGGTCTCCGCACAGTAAGTGCTGATATCAGTCGGGATGAACAGGTACACGTAGCAACTAATAGTTTGCTATGTCGTGAGCTTGGCCTAACGGTATCGCCTTCTCTAGACAAGCTACGGAAGGCAACTATCAATTGGGTTATGCAACCCCTTAAGCAATCGGAAGATAAGTACCTTGATAAACAGTTCTGGTTGGATCAAAGCGATAGCTTGATGTATTCAGGTAAAGCAGAAGGTCTATTTGAAACACAGCGGGCACGTATGCCTGCATTCTTTGAACATGCAAATCCAAACCTCCCGCAGTACGCTTAGTCTTGGGCTAACTGTTGAGAAGCTCTTGGCTGATTTGGAGGTTAACTTCCCTCCATCTCGGCCAAGTCCAGGTGACAAGATTGACGATATTATGTACCGCTCTGGTCAGCGGAGTGTGGTCGAATACATTGAGCAAACCATTAATGATGAGTAATTATGTCAAAAGCTACTGCATATCTTGCAAAAGCTACTGCAAAGCAGGGTAAGGTTTTTGCCAAGGCACAGAAAAAATCACGTAAAAATCCTAATACCCTTAACTTTGCAGACACGCTTGCACAGGTTTCAACAGATACTCAGATTGATAAAAAGGATCTGAACCGTTTGCTGACATCGACTGATGCTCGAAGCACACCCACCTTTGTTCTTGATAGTTTGGGCGGGTATTTTGCAGGTAAGCCTGGTACGACCCTAGACAAGAAGGCCTCGAAAATGTCTGGCCTTCGCATTGGTGGAGAAGATGTTCTCTATAAGCCAAAGAGAGCCAAGATGGGTGCAGGTCTTCCCCCGTTCGAGGAGACTTTCTACGACACTTATAAGTACGTAGGAAACAATCCGAAGCAAGAACAGCTACCTTCAGTACCTAACCCATACGAAGAGATTGAGATGGGAGAATGGCAGGTGCCTGACTATCAAATGCCTGACTATAATACCAACATGTCGATGCCTGATCCTCAATATATGGCGGGTGGTATTGGCTCTGCTGTTGATGGTGGAGCTACTGGGTTTCGACGTAAGAAGTCTTCTGCTCGTACAGCAGGTATGACTTCAAAGGGAACCGGTCAATTAAAAGTTAGTGGTCAAAACTCCCGATCTTCGGGTCTTAATATTGGTATCTAAGAATGAATGCGAGAACACGGTATGACTATCTAACACGTAACCGTACCCAATTTCTCGACGTAGCTGTTCAGTGTTCAAAGCTCACCCTCCCGTATCTGATACAAGAGGATGAGCTAAGTGGTCGCAATACTTATCGGAAACTCATTACACCATGGCAAAGCGTTGGAGCAAAAGGTGTAGTTACTCTGGCATCCAAATTGATGCTAGCTCTACTGCCCCCTCAGACCAGCTTTTTTAAGCTACAGGTAAATGATTCCAAGTTAGGAGTTGAGATCCCAGCGGAAGCCCGTTCTGAACTTGATCTGAGCTTTGCAAAACTTGAGCGGATGGTAATGGATTCGATTGCTGCAAGCAGCGACCGGGTTGCAATTCACCAAGCCATCAAGCACCTCGTTGTAGGTGGCAATGCTCTGATCTATATGGATCAGAAGAACGGGTTGAAGTTGTATCCACTGAACCGTTTCGTCGTAGATCGAGATGGTAACGGTAACGTCATTGAGATAGTTACTAAGGAGCGCATCAGTAAGAAGTTATTGGGTCCGTTGACTGAGACGGTACCTAATTCTCCTGGTGATGATAGTTCAGAAAATGATGAGGACATTGATGTCTTCACACATGTGCGCCTCGACAACAACCGTTGGTTGTGGCACCAAGAGGTGCTGGATAAGGTTGTACCTGGCTCAATGGGTAAGGCTCCAACCGATGCCAGTCCATGGCTCCCCCTTCGTTTCAATACGGTGGATGGTGAGTGCTACGGGCGTGGTCGAGTCGAAGAGTTCCTTGGTGACCTTAGGTCTCTTGAAGCCTTGATGCAGGCCCTTGTAGAAGGCTCTGCTGCTGCTGCTAAGGTGATCTTCTTAGTATCACCTTCTTCTACCACTAAGCCTGCAACGATTGCTGCTGCTGGTAATGGTGCCATTGTTCAGGGTAGACCTGAGGATATTGGTGTTATTCAGGTAGGCAAGACAGCCGACTTCCGTACTGCTGCTGAGATGGCAGCAACCTTGGAGCGGCGGATTAGCGAAGCATTCCTTGTAATGAATGTACGTCAGTCTGAGCGCACAACAGCCGAAGAAGTCAGAATGACTCAATTGGAGCTGGAGCAACAACTAGGTGGACTATTTAGTCTTCTTACTGTTGAGTTCCTGATCCCTTATCTGAATCGGAAGCTGAATGTGATGCAACGTAGTGGTGAGATCATTCGTCTCCCTAAAGGTCTGGTACGCCCGACCATCGTTGCTGGTATTAATGCTCTTGGGCGCGGACAAGATCGGGAGAGCCTTACTGCTTTTCTGACGACCATCGCTCAGACGTTAGGTCCTGAAGCTTTGGTTAAGTACGTCAGTCCTGATGAAGCGATTAAACGCCTCGCTACTGCTCAAGGCATCGATATCTTGAATCTCATCAAGACGATGGAACAGCAGCAAGGTGAGATGCAACAGCAGATGGGTATGCAGAAAGAGATGGCTATGACCAACCAGACTGCAGCATTGGCTAAAGCTCCAATGTTTGACCCGACTAAGAATCCAGATGCAATGAATCTAATCAATGGACAAGCAGGAACCGAGCCGCCCACAGCGGGTCAAGGACAAGCCCCTCCCCCCGGTTTCTAAACCAGAAGCCTTGGGTGAGGATGAAAACAAATATGCCCG